GAAATCTTTTAAACAAAGATGAAGTATTAAATAACACGATAGCAAAAGAAAATCCATTTATTTATAAAGGTTATTATTATGACTTTGAGACATCACTATATTATTGTAACTCTAGATACTATAATCCTGAATGGGGTAGATGGTTAAATGCAGATGATCCTAGATATTTAAACCCTAAATCTGTTAATGGACTTAATCTCTATTCTTACTGTGGTAATAATCCTGTGATGAATGTAGATCCGAACGGTAATTTCTTTATTTCTCTAGCAGTTCTTGGTTTAATTATTGGTGCCACTGTAGGTGCTACCGCAGGAGGAATAATTGCTTATAATGTAGCGAAAGATAACGGAGCAGAAGGTTGGGAACTTTTTGGTTGGACAATGGCAGGAATAGTTGGTGGTGGAATTGTTGGAGGTGCTTTAGGTTATGGACTAGGAGCTATAGCAACACATTTAACAGGGATTTCTGGTCTTTCTTTTATAAAAGGTAATGTTTTTGTTGTTACTAAGACAATTGCAATTGGACACTTCCCGGGATATACTGCGACAGGGTATGGATACTATCAAATTTCTAAACAATTATATGATAGTATGACCCCTGCTCAACAATGGGCAATGAATGCTGAATATTTAGATGATTGTATGTCAGCGGGAGCAAGTTTTTTTGTAGAACCAAATAGAGCCATAGAAGCTACATCATGGTTATATTCAGAAATACAATATTTAATTGATAATGGATACAAGTGGTTGGAGGATTTATCAGGATTGATAAGATAAAAATTATGAAAAAATTTGTTGATTATATTGATGAAAATAATTTTGGAAATAGGATAATAATTTATGATGCAAAAAACTTTTATTTTTGCATAATTATTGATAGAAATGAATTTAATTACTTCTATATTAATAAAAATTTAAACTGGTGTTTCTGCATTAACAATTTGATGAGTAGGAAAAATATGGATTTACATTTTCCTGTAGAATTTGATTTAAATTTAGAAGTAAATGTAAGTGATTATTTAAAAAGCGATTGTAATGAATTAATAAAAAAATTGATTATCAAAAGCAAAAATAATTATTAATATTATTTGTTAGTTACTGTCGATAATGTATGTGAACGGTGTAATAAGTGTACACTCTATACTACAACACATATACTTGAATATGGTTTTAGTTGTTGTTTAGTTGATGTTTTGTTATGTAGGAAATATTAGCAAAAAAATTAAACGGCCATGTCTAATAAGTTCATTAATAGAACCAATAGATGTAGCCGTTGTAGTATTTAAGATTATATGATAAATAGTTATATTTTCAATTATTATTCCATTATTTACTAATAATGAGTACTCAGTTAGCACACTCCTTATAATGGGTAGTAATATTTAATTGAAATTTTTGATTATTTTGAATATATTTAATATTTTTTGATAATTAATGATTATATTTAATATTATTTGAATTAGCGAAAAAGTGTGCAGTTAGCATATTTACAAAAATGACACTTTAAAGTATAATATTTGTATCGTGGAAAACTGTATAAATTGCAAATTAAAAATTTTGGGAACTAGATCAATTTAGTTCCTTTTTTGTTGCCATGAAATAATAAAAGATGGAGGTGAGAATTTGAGAACATATTTAGTTAATAGAAGAAGAGAATTAAATCTAACAATTGAAATGTTGGCTGAACTTGCTGATGTTTCACCACAATATATCAGTTTACTTGAAAATGGTAAACGTGGTAAGAAAGTTAGTTTTAGTGTGATGTGTAGATTATCAAATGCACTTAATATACCAATTGAAGAATTAAAGGATTTAGAATTAAATTATAAGAAAAAAAGAAACTAAGGAAGATATTGCTGTTGTTCCCTTAGTTTCATGTAAAGAATTGCATAGCTAGAAGCTTCGAGGGATTACCCCTTTTTTTCTTTTATCATGCTCTTTTATTTTACAGTGTAAAAGGGCTTTATACAAGCAACAACAGTAGAAATGATATTAATTTAAGATGCACGTTCTGTGGGGTTAGAAGAGTCTCTATGTTAGTGATTATAGTAAAAGTTACTTGTCTACTAACATGTGTACTAGAAACTTTGCACAAGCGAAAAAAGTAGAGTGATGATTCAAGTATTTACTGAAGTTCTAATTAATAAAAAGTCTTCTAGTTTCTTGTTATCATCATGTACTACTGCATGAAGAAAGGATTAATTAAATGTTAGAAAACAGATTAAACAAAGGATTAGATTATTTTCCTTTAGACTTAAACTTTTATGATGATATCAAATTCATAAAAGTAAGACAGACATATGGTTATTTAGGTGAAATTGCTTATGTTAGATTATTATGTATGATTTATAGTGAGGGTTATTGTTTAAGAATGAATATTGAAGATCTTGCTTATGTATTAGCTGATGGATTATCTAGTGGTGGTTATAAGGTTGATACAGAAAAGATGATAAATATTATTAATAAGTATGGTGAGGTTGGTTTGCTTGATAAAGGAAACCTAGCAAAGGGAGTAATTACATCCCATGGAATTCAAAAACAATTTCTATTATGTGTTACTAGAAGAAAGTTCATTAATACTTCTGTTGGTTGGTTGTTAACAAAAGATGAAGAAATAAGGTTAATAAATAAAATAATGCTTAGACCAGAAGATTTATGATAAACTTGATTAACTTAAATAATGTTAGCAATTTGTAAGTTTACTATTAACTTCGTCAACAATTTCAGACAAAGAAAAAGTAAAGTAAAAAGAAAAGAGATAAAAAGATAAATATAAGATAAAAGAGTTTTTGATAATATTGATTATATTAAGAATTAAACAGTTGTTTATGGACTAAACGATTTTTATCATATAAAATGTTACTAAAGTTTATCGGTAAATTATTACAAATTCTATATAGATATCGGTTAATCATAAGAAAAGGTGAAGAGAGATTGTCTAAAAAGAAAGACACATATGAAATATGGTTATTACAAGGAGTAGCTGAAAAGAAATTAAAGGTGATCAGAGATCTAGTTTCAAAACAAGTCCCTCAAGAACAAATAGCAAAAACATTAGGTATAACTCACAAAACTCTAATCAAATTGAAAAATGTACATCCAGAAGTAATGAAAGCATTTATTTATGGAAATGAAGATATGAAAGATAATTTGATTGGTGCTATGTATAAAAAAGCCATAGGATTTGAACAAGAAGAAGTCCAAACTTTCATTGAAGAAAATAATCACAACAAAAGTGTAAAACGAAAAGTAGTTAAAAATAAGAAATACTATCCACCAGATTATTCAGCAATCCGTTATCTTTTAATCACTAAATTTGGAAGAGAATATAACGAAAAGAAAGATGAAATTGATATGATGGAAAGGCGAATAGAAAATAAAAATGAAGTTTGGATAGAAGAGCAAGAGGGATTAAAAGATGAATAAAATAGTTAAAAGAATAATTAAAGGAATTGTTTTGTTTGTTGATGAAAGAGACGATCAATATAAAGTAACTATAATAAACAAAAATAAGATAGAAGAATTTACTTTAAATAAAGCTGATTATTCAGAAAATATAATATATTTTGGTGATAGGATAACACTAAATTTATATGATACTTATGTTGATGGAGTTTTAGTATCTTCAGATATGGATGTTGTTATTAGAAGGGTTGCAAATAAACTAGGATTTATAATCATTTATTGTAAAGTAAGAAAACTTTATAATAAACTATATGGAACATCCCTTCCAACATTAAAAGAATTGTTAATGAGGAAAAAATCAAATTAATCATAAAACATAAAAATAATGTTTAAAAACAATTGTAATTTAAAATATTTTGAAAAAAATTGCAAATTATGGTATAATGAAGTAAATATAAAATGAGGAAAAGTTATGAATGAAAAGAAAGAAAGATTATCACCTTTATTAAAATATCCTGGTGGTAAAGAGAAAGAACTGCCAGAGATTTTACCTTCTATACCTAAGGATGCAGTGAATTATTATGAACCGTTTGTTGGTGGGGGAGCAGTTTATTTCGCAATCGATGCAGATAAATACTTTATAAATGATAAATCAGAAGAGTTAATGAATCTATATGAAATGATTTCCACTCAAAATACAGAATTCTTTTCAAAAATTGAGCGAATGAATTACGATTGGGGTTTAATGAGTGATGTTGTTGTAAACCATTATGATACTTTAGTTGATATGTATATTAATTATAGAGATGATAAAGTTACCACCATTCAACTAAATGATAAAATCATAAAATTTGTTTGGCAATATGCTGATGATTTTAACGGATTACTACTACCTGACTTTAATATGGATATACAAAACTTTGTTGAAGAGGTAATTAAGAGTTTGAAAAATAAATTTTTTAGAATGAAGAAGTTAGAACAAAAGAAAGGTATACTTTCAGTTGATGATTTAAAATCAAATTGTGAAGGTGCTTTTAAGGCTGCTTTTTACACTCATTTTAGATATTTATATAATAATATAGAGCGTTTGAAAATCAAAAAGCCTTTTGCAACTGCTATTTATTTTTTTATTAGGGAGTATTGTTATTCTTCAATGTTTAGATATAATGCTAATGGTAAATTTAATGTTCCTTATGGTGGCATTTCATATAATAAAAAAATGATGACAAAAAAAATTGAGTATTTTAAATCTGAGCAACCAATAAATCATTTAAAGAAAACAATTATGAATTGCTTAGATTTTACTGATTTTATGAAACAAAATAAACCAAATGAAAAAGATTTTGTCTTTCTTGACCCTCCTTATGACACAGAGTTTAGTACATATGCTCAAAATGAATTTGGGAAAGATGATCAAATTCGTCTTTCTGAATATTTAAAAAATGAATGCATGGGCTATTTTATGATGGTTATTAAAGATACTGATTTTATTAGAAATTTATATCCTAATGGATTAAAAGTTAAAAATGATAGAAACTTAAGGGTAAGGTCTTTTGCAAAACAATATCTTGTAAGTTTTCAAGATAGAAATGCTAAAAATGTTGAACATCTAGTTATTACTAATTATTGAGGGTACTGATATGTCAAAAAGAATAAGTGAAAAAGAACTAAAAATTCCTGCTCTACAATTAATAAAAGATAATCCTGGTATTACTACAAGTGAGTTAATAGAAAAGTTATATGAAATTATAAAACCTACTGGTAAAGATATAGAAATAATTAAGGGAAGAAATGATACTTATTTTTCACAAAAAGTTAGAAATTTAAAATCACACGATACTCTTAAATACTATACTATTTATGTAGACGGAAAGTGGACTATTACATATAATGGATTAAAGTATCTTAATGATAACATCGATACTGTAAAGTCTGTAGATTATGTAATTGAAAATACGGGATACGATTATGAAGATAAATTGAATTATTTATCTTTGGCAGAAGAAACTGTCGAATATGGCAAAGAAAAACTATTTGTTTATGATGAGAATGATACAATCATAGAAGGGGTTGCAAAAGAAAAAAATATAGTTGTAAGGGAAAGATCAAAAAAATTAAGAAATGCAGCTGTTGCAGTGAATACTATTGATGGTAGAATCAAGTGTTCAGTATGTGGATTTGATTTTGAAGTTAGATATGGGGATATTGGTAAAGGGTTTATAGAAATACACCATAAGATACCTGTATATCAATATGAGCAAGATGATACTGACAAAGTTATTAAAGACGCATTAGTAAACTTAGTGCCGGTATGTTCTAACTGTCATAGAATGATTCATAGGGCAAAAACATTATCCTTTGAAGAATTCAAAAAACTTGTGGAAGAGCGAAATAAGATTTAATATATATAATTAGCTTATATGCATGTATTGAATTATAACTAATTAAAAGGTCAATCAAATATCGGAAGATTAAGCCCAAAATTCGCCGTTGTTCGATACTTTTATATTATCCGAATAAAAACCTGTCCTACAACAAAAATCAAATAAAGTTAAAATAATAATTTATTCCCCCCTCCCCCCCGGTCAGAAAAATATAAGAGCAAGGGGTACCGTTTGAGGGGATAATTAATTTACGTAAGGCTTAATTTTCAAAATCTAAAAATTAAATACGAAAAATATATCGAAGAAGCAACTAGTTGTATAACTATTAGCTTCTTTTTTTAATGCAAAGGAGTAATATGCAAAACGAAACAACTTATATAATTACAGAAGAATATAAAGAAATTAATGATTTAAAAGATACAATTATTGAATTAATTGTAGTTAATATTTTAAGCAATCCTAATGAACTATAAACTTGATATAGTTCTTTTTTTATGGCAATATGGTTAAAGATATGGAGGAACTATTATGGAATTATTAAATAATTATAAGGTTGGAGTATACTGTAGATTATCACAAGATGATGGTAATGTTGGTGAATCTAATAGTATTAAAACTCAAAAGTTGATGATAGAAAAATATTGTTTTGAACATGATTTAAATATCTATGATTTCTATGTTGATGATGGTTATTCTGGACTTAATTATAATCGACCATCATTTACTAGATTACTATCAGATATCGAACGTGGTTTAATTAATATGGTTATTACAAAGGATTTATCAAGGTTAGGTAGAGATTATATTCAAACAGGCCATTATACTGAAGTTTATTTTCCATCAAAACATGTGAGGTATATTGCAATTAATGATAATGTTGATACCTTAAAAGAAGATAATGACATTGCACCATTTAAGAACATATTAAATGATATGTATGCAAAAGATCTATCAAAGAAAGTAAAGTTAGCTAAAAGAAGTAGAGCCATGAATGGAATGTTTATTGGTGCTCAAACTCCATATGGTTATTTAAGAGATCCTTTAGATAATAATCATTTAGTTATTGATAATAGTGTAAGTGGAATTATCAAAGATATATTTAGATTAGCATTAATGGGTCATGGGTCAGTTTATATTGCAAAGGAGCTTGAAAGAAGAAAGATAAGTAATCCAAGAACTTACAAAGCTATTTTAGGTGATACTAGATTTGAAAGGTTTAATGATAGCTCATATAAATGGTGTTATACAACTATTCGTCACATATTACAAGATATTGTTTATGTTGGTGATATGGAAAATAGAAAAGTAGAAACTGAAAACTATAAAACTAAGAAACGAGTAAGAGTACCAAAAGAAAACCATATTATTGTAAATAATACTCATGAAGCAATAATTACAAGAAGTGATTTTGATATTGTTCAGAACTTAATAAAATCTAGAATAACTCCTCCTCATCATAATCATGAGAATTTATTTAGAGGGATACTTTATTGTAAGCAGTGTGGAAAGAGAATGAATCTTGCCATCAAAGAACGTTATGGAAGAAAAGAAGTGATCTATAAATGTATGAATCACTTTAGGAATAAAGAAGAATGTAAATATTTTAATTCAATATTTTATGATAACTTAAAAGAAATAGTCACAAATAGATTAAAAGATCTATTTAGTAAATTTAAAGATGATGAAACAATATCAAAGATTATCAAAGAAAAATTAGAACAGAGCAATTTTTCAAAATGTGAAGAAATAGAAAAGAAAAGATTAGAAAATAGATTAAATGAAATTTATAAGGTTACAAAGAAACTATATAAGGATTATTCACTTAATCTGCTTCCAATAGAAAACTATCAAAGTTACTTAAATGACTATGAGAAAGAAAAAGATATTATTAAAAGTAGATTAACTCAAATTGAAGAAAACAAAAATAATACAGCAGAATATCTTTCCAACATCAACAAACTAAAGGATGCAATAGATGAATATATTGATTTTAAAGAATTGACACAAGAAATGCTTTATAAGTTAGTAGATAGAATAGAAATAAATCATCCAATTAAAGAAGACAAGAAGAAAACCCAAGAAATAAAAATAGTATGGAGATTTATAAATAATCTAGGATTCTAAACTAGAAATGGTTTAGGAACCTTTTTCTTATATACTATGGTAATATTCCCCAATTTATGATATAATATGTTTGACTATATATTGAATCAAATAGATCTTATAGTTAGGGGGATACCTATGGCTTACATAAAACGATTAATAATTGAAGGATTTAAAAAAATAAAGAATTTAGATTTAACTTTAGATCAGAAAATGAATATTTTGGTAGGTGAAAATGAAACTGGTAAAAGTACTATAATTGAAGCTATAAATATAGTGTTAAATCAAGATTATAAAAATGCAGAAAAAAATATTTTAAAAGAATTATTTAATATAACTAATATAGAAAACTTTTATAGTAATCCATCAGTAGAAACACTACCGAAAATAAAAATAACAATAGAATTTGAGATGGTAAAAGAAGATGGTAGAATAGCTGATTTTTATGGTATGGAAAATACTTTTAAAGTTCCATGTTATGGAATAACTTTTGAATGTAAATTTAATGAAGAATTTAAAGAAGAACTTGCAGATGAAATTAAGAATAAAAATATTCCTTATGAATATTATCAACTAACCTGGGTAACTTTTGCTGGAATCCCGTATAATTATTTAAAAAAAGCATTTAAATATTTATCAATTGATAATTCAAATACTGAATCAAATAACACTTATAATTATTACAATAAATCAATTTTTAATAGTTCGTATGACTCTTCATCAAGAATGAAATATAAAAATTGCTTTAATAATCAATTAAACAGTGTTCTAAATGATTTAGAATTAAGTGATATTGATGACACACAAAAGTTTGGTATAAATTCAAAAAAGGTTAATTTAGAAAATGTTTTAACTATTTATCAGAATAAAATCCCAATAGAAAACTTGGGAAAAGGAATGGAAAACATTCTAAAGACTAAGAATGCGCTGAACAAATCAAAAACGAAGTTAGACATTATATCTATAGAAGAACCTGAAAATCACTTAAGTCATTTAAATTTAAGAAACATGATAGAAACAATTGTTAAAAACTCAAGTCAATCTCAATTAATTATTACAACACATAGTAATTTAGTAACTAATGGCTTAGGTTTAAAAAATGTCATTTTTTTATCATCAGATAAAAATGATGTAAAAATAACAAAGTTTTCTACAATACAAGATGATACTCAGCAATTTTTTGAAAAAGCAGATAATTCAAATTTACTTCAATTTATATTATCTAAAAAGGCTATTCTTGTTGAGGGAAATACTGAATATATGCTTGTTCCAACAATTTTTAAAAAAGAAACAAGTGAAACAATATTTGAAAACGGAATTGATGTTATTTCTTGTGGAGGAGTAAGTTATAAAAGGTATTTAGAAATTGCAAATATATTAAATAAAAAGGTCGCTGTTATTACAGACAACGATAAAAAAGATAATAAGATAAAGGAAGTAAACGAATTCAATAATGCTAATAATTCAATAAAAATATTTTTAGATAATTCTATAGACAACTGGACATGGGAGGTCTGTATTTATAATTTAAATAAGAAAATATTCGATAGTAATATAATAATTGATCCAAAATTTGATTATTTGTTTAATGGTAATAATTATGGCAAAGTATTAGGATATATGTTGAATAATAAAACAGAGGTTGCTTATCTAATTTTGGTAAATAACCTAAATATTAATTATCCGCAGCATATAAAGGATGCAATTAAATGGATAAAAGAGTAATATTAGCTGTTGCTGGAGCTGGTAAAACTTATAAAATTTGTAATCATTTAGATGAAAATAAATCAAATTTAATAATAGCATTTACACACAGAAATGTTAGAAATATTATTGAAGAATTGGTTAAAAGATTTGGTTATGTTCCCAAATATACTTACATTAAAACATTTGATAGTTTTTTATTAAGTCATTTTATTAAACCGTATTTTAGTCTAGTAAAATTATTTTTTAAAGATAATAACTTGAAATTTGATGGTGTTACAATGAAAGCACCTCATCAACAATCAATAAATGGACATCCAAATCCATTATATATAAAAGATTCGTTAATAGGGCATTATTTAGATAACAATTTACTTTATTGTGATAGATTCTCAAAACTAATAGTTAAAGTTAAAAATAAGAATATTAATATATTAGATACTGCATTGGAAGGTGTAAATAAGTTTTACGATTATTTATATATAGATGAATTTCAAGATTTTAGAAATTATGATTATGATGTTTTAAAACAAATTATAAAAAAATGTAATAATATAATTCTGGTTGGAGATTATTATCAACATTCCGTAAGTGGAACAAATAACCATGGAAAACCATTTGATGGTGTTAATTATGAAAGTTATATAAAAATTCTCGAGGAACAAAATCTTTTAGTTGATCAAACGGAACTTATAAAAAGTAGAAGATGTTCAAAAGAAATATGTAATTTTGTTAGTAGTAGATTAAATATTAATATTGAATCTGAGGAAATAAATCAGGGAAAAATTAGTTTTATCTATGATGAATTGCAATTAAATAATATTTTGAAAGATGATGCAATAATAAAACTGGTTAATAGAAATAGTAATTCATATAGTTTTAAGTCATTAAATTGGAGCTATTCTAAAGGTGATACAATAGATGGAATATGTATAATATTAACTGAAGATTTAGAAGATTTCGATAAAGAAGACTTTGATGTTAAGAAATTGTCAGATATAACAAGAAATGTGATTTATGTAGCAATTACACGTTCAAAATCAGATGTATATTTTGTAAAGAAAAGTTTATTTGATAAAATAAAAAATAATTATCAGTTATCAATTAAGGAAGTAAATCAACATATTAATATAAACCCTAAATTATCTAGTAATTCATGGCAACAAAAAACTAGTAAAAATGGAAATAATTATTATGAAAAAAAATATAAAAGAGAATTAATAAGAGTGTTTCCTTCAAAATATGGAAAATACTCATTAGCAAAATATAAAGAAAATGGTTATTATGAACAAAAGTTTGATACGATGGAAGCGGCAGAAGAATTCTTTATTAAAAAAACAAATGAAAATAAATGATATATTAATATACTACTTAGCAATGTGAATTTTTTACTTAATGTACATATTTTAATTTAAGTCTCTAATATAGTGATGTCGAGACATCACTATATTATTGTAACAGTAGGTACTATAATCCTGAATGGGGTAGATGGTTAAATGCTGATGATGTAAGTTATCTAGATCCTAGTACTATTAATGGTCTTAATTTATATGCTTATTGTGCAAATAATCCTGTAATGTATAGTGACCCTAGTGGATGTTTTTGGGATACAGTATTTGATGTTGGATTTATAATTTGGGGAATTGTAGATTTGGTTAATGGAGGTTACAAAGATTGGAAGAATTGGGTTGCAGGTAGTAAAGTTGATAATATAATAGATACAACTAGTGCTATAAATAAATTAGATAACCTTCATGATTTTAGAAGAGTGACAATGATTGGTGAAACAATGGATAGAGTTAAAGATGGTGCTAGAGCAATGGGGATTACAGATAATTTGTATGATACATGGAAAGGTTATGACAATATGATTTCACTTGGAAAGATAAAGCGTGCTACTACAATTTCTAAAGCTCATAACGGACTATGGTTATATAATAAATTAAGAAGCGGCTATGTTGTAATCGATGGAGGAATCGATATTTATAGAACAACAGGTAGAAGTGCATACTATTTACTTGAGAGTAGAATATTAAAAATTTGGAAATATAGGCAAATTATTAAAGCTCCAATTAATATGTTTTAGGAGGACTAATGGATATAGAGAAAATGTTTGATTTTTTAGTTAAGGATTATAGACTAAATTATAAATTTCAAAAATTTAACAATTGTTTTAATGGTAACTGGTATGTAGAAACTTTCTCCTATTATAATGCAAGTGGTTGCTTTACTATTCATAACTTGTGTCAACGAGGAGAGATTGATTGTTATTATGCGAAAAGTATTTCATGCATAAGAGAAAATCTTTTAGAAAAAAGACTTAATGTGAGAAGCATTGGAATTGATATTTGGAACAAAGAATCAAAAAGGTTTAGGTTTGATTATAGACAGAAATTAATTATGGATACTTTGGTTAAAGCCATTAAGTATGAAATAAATAAAAAGCATGAATTTTTTGGTATTAGAATAGATTAATTTGATCTATTCAAATTATTTCACTTAATTAATTTATAAATCATTGAATTTAAATTGTTTTAATTTATAAATCCGTTAAAAAAATCTAAATAATTTCTACTACCGATAATGTATGTGAACGGTGTAACGAATGTACACTCTATAATACAATAACTATACTTAAGTATGGTTTTGATTGTAGTTTGGTTGATGTTATTAAATATAGGAAAGATTAGCATAAAAATAAACGACTATGTCTATTGTGTTCAATAATAGATGTAGTCGTTTTTTTTGAATTATAATTATTATAGTAGATATACCTTTATTTATTATTCCATATTTTAGTATAAAAAAGTGTGAAGTTAGCATTCTCTATTAAATAAGCTGATTATATTAATTAATCAAGTGGGAATAAAACAAGAAGTTTTATTTATTTCTTGATTATTTTGAGTAATTTTTAATATAAAGTGGGAAATAATGATTATTTTTAGGAATATTTAAATTGGCGATAAAGTGTGCAGTTAGCTTATTTACAAAAATGGCACTTTAAAGTATAATATTTGTATCATGGAAATATGTTTTTAGAACAAAATAATCAACTAAAGGGACTAGATATAATTAGTTCCTTTTTTTGATTCCATGAAATAATAAAAGATGGAGGTGAGAATTTGAGAACTTATTTAGTTAATAGAAGAAGAGAACTAAATCTAACAATTGAAATGTTAGCTGAACTTGCTGATGTTTCACCACAATATATTAGTTTACTTGAAAATGGAAAACGTGGTAAAAAAGTTAGTTTTAGTGTGATGTGTAGATTATCAAATGCACTTAATATTCCAATTGATGTATTAAAGGATTTAGAATTAAACTATATGAAAAAAAGAAACTAAGGAAGATTTTGCTGTTGTTCCCTTAGTTTCATGTAAAGAATTGCATACATAGAAGCTTCGAGGGTATTAGCCCTTTTTTCCTTTATTATGCACTTTTATTTTACTGTATAAAAGAACTTTATACAAGCAACAACAGTAGAAATTAAATTAAGTTATGCACGTTCTGTGGGGTTAGAAGAGTCTCTATGTTAGTGATTATAGTAAGGGTTACTTGTCTACTAACATGTGTACTAGAAACTTTGCACAAGCGAAAAAAGTAGAGTGATGATTCAAGTATTAACTGAAGTTCTAATTTTGCTAGTCTTCTAGTTTCTTGTTATCATCATGTACTATTGTATTTAAGAAAGGATTAACAAAATGTTAGAAAACAGATTAAATAAAGGATTAGATTATTTTCCTTTAGATTTAAACTTTTATGATGATATCAAGTTTATAAAAGTAAGACAAACTTATGGCTATTTAGGTGAAATTGCTTATGTTAGATTATTATGCATGATTTATAGTGAAGGATATTGTTTGAGGATGAGTATTGAAGATCTTGCTTATGTTTTAGCTGATGGTTTATCCAGTGGTGGTTATAAGGTTGATACAGAAAAAATGATTAATATAATTAATAAGTATGGTGAGGTAGGTTTACTTGATAAAGAAAATCTAGCAAAGGGAGTTATTACTTCCCATGGAATACAAAAGCAGTTTCTTTTATGCATTACTAGAAGAAAGTTCATTAATACTTCTGTTGGTTGGTTGTTAACAAAAGATGAAGAAATAAGGTTAATAAATAAAATAATGCCTAGACCAGAAGATTTCTAATAAACTTGCTTAACTTTAAAAATGTTAACATTTTATTAGTTTACTTCAAACTTGGTATACATTTTCAAACAAAGAAAAAGTAAAGTAAAAAGTAAAGTGATAAAAAGATAAATAAGATAAAAGAGTTTTTATAAATATTAAATGATTATATGACCTTATATTAATCTTTATCTTGAATCAACAGTTGTTTATGGACTAATAAGCACTTATGATATAAAATGTCATTGTAGGTTATCGGTTAATTATTACAATTTTAATATATATATTGGTAAATCTTAAGAAAGGTGATAAAGATTGTCCAAAAAGAAAGATACATATGAAATATGGATATTGCAAGAAGTAGCGGAAAAGAAATTAAAAGTAATTAGGGAATTAGTATCAAAACAGGTTTCTCTAACACAAATAGCAAAAATATTAGGTATAACTCCTAAAACACTAATCAAATTAAAGAATGTTCATTCAGAAGTACTGAAAGCTTTTGTATATGGAAATGGAGATCTGAAAGATAATTTGATTGGAGCCATGTATAAAAAAGCAATCGGCTTTGAACAAGAAGAAGTACAAACTTTTATTGAAGAAAATAATCATAATAAAAGTATAAAAAGAAAAGTAGTCAAAAATATGAAATATTATCCTCCTGATTATTCAGCAATCCGTTATCTATTAATCACTAAATTTGGAAGAGAATACAATGAAAAGAAAGATGAAATTGATTTAATGGAAAAGCGAATAGAAAATAAAAGTGAAGTTTGGATAAATGAGGGATAAGTAAAAAAGATGAAAAGTTTAATAAATAGAATTGCGAAGGGAATGGTTTTAAATGTTGATGAAAGAGAAGATCATCATTTAGTTACTTTCATAAAAAAAAATAATATTGACGGATTTACTGTAACGAAAGATTATTACTAGAAATCTTATTAGAACGTATTATTCTTTCAACAACAAAGGTAGGACAAGTAGTATTAGATCCTTTTATGGGGAGTGGGACAACTTGTATAGTTGCAAAAAGGTTGAAAAGGGAATGGATCGGAATAGAAAAAGAAAATAAATATTTTAATATAGCAAAGAGAAGAGTCGCTCAAATATCGGAAGATTAAGCCCAAAATTCGCCGCTGTTCGCTTCCTTACTACAATGCGAACATTTACCTGTCTTTTAATAAAATCTAAATATACTTTAATTATATAGTTAAAAAAATATATTATTTTTACTACCCCTCCCCCCCGTCAGAAGAACATAAGAGCAAGGGGTACCGTTGAAGGGGACGGTTAATTTACGGAAGGCTAGATTTTCAAAATCCAAAAATTAAATATGAAAAACAAAATGAAGAAGCAACTAGTTTTATAACTATTAGCTTCTTTTTTTAATGCAAAGGAGTATTATGCAAAACGAAATAACTTATATAATCACAGAAGAATATAAAGAAATTAATGATTTAAAAGATACGATTATTGAATTAATTGTAGTGAATATTTTAAATAAACCTAATGAACTATAAACTTGATATAGTTCTTTTTTTATGGCAATATGGTTAATGATATGGAGGAGAGTTATTATGGAATTATTAAATAATTATAAGGTTGGGGTATACTGCAGATTATCACAAGATGATGGTAATGTTGGGGAATCTAATAGTATTATAACTCAAAAACTAATGATAGAAAAATACTGTTTAGAACACGAATTAAATATCTATGATTTCTATGTTGATGATGGCTATTCTGGACTTAATTATAATCGACCATCATTTATTAGATTACTATCAGATATTGAACATGGTTTAATTAATATGGTTATAACAAAGGATTTATCGAGATTAGGTAGAGATTATATTCAAACAGGACATTACACAGAAGTATATTTTCCATCAAAACATGTGAGGTATATTGCAATTAATGATAATGTTGATACCTTAAAAGAAGATAATGATATTGCACCATTTAAAAATATTTTAAATGATATGTATGCAAAGGATCTATCAAAGAAAGTAAAGTTAGCTAAAAGGAGTAGAGCTATGAATGGAATGTTTATTGGTGCTCAAACACCTTATGGTTATTTAAGAGATCCTCTAGATAATAATCATTTAGTTATTGATACTAGTGTAAGTTCTGTAATTAAAGATATATTTAGATTAGCTTTAATGGGACATGGTTCAGTTTATATTGCAAAGGAACTTGAAAGAAGAAAGATAAGTAATCCAAGAACTTACAAAGCAAGTTTAGGTGATACAAGATTTGAAAGGTTTAATGGCAACCCCTATAAATGGTGTTATACAACCATTAGACACATATTACAAGATATTGTTTATATTGGTGATATGGAAAACAGAAAAGTAGAAACCGAAAATTATAAAACAAAGAAACGAGTAAGAGTACCAAAAGAAAACCATATTATTGTTAATAACACTCATGAAGCAATAATTACAAGAAGTGATTTTGAAATTGTTCAAAACTTAATAAAATCTAGAATAACTCCCCATCATCATAATCATGAGAATTTATTTAGAGGGATACTTTATTGTAAGCAGTGTGGAAAGAGAATGAATCTTGCCATAAAAGAACGTTATGGAAGAAAAGAAGTAATTTACAAATGTATGAATCACTTTAGAAATAAAGAAGAATGTAAATATTTCAACTCAATATTTTACGATAACTTAAAAGAAATAGTAACTAATAGATTAAAAGATCTATTTAGTAAATTTAAAGATGATGAAACAATTTCAAAAATTATCAAAGATAAACTTGAACAGAACAATTCTTCAAAGAGTGAGGAATCGGAAAAGAAAAGATTAGAAAATAGATTAAATGAAATTTATAAAGTTACAAAGAAACTTTATGAAGATTATTCACTTAATCTGCTTCCAATAGAAAACTATCAAAATTACTTAAATGACTATGAGAAAGAAAAAGAGTTAATAAAAAGTAGATTAACTCAAATTGAAGAAAACAAAAATAATACAGCTGAATATCTTTCGAACTTTACCAAACTAAAAGAAGTGATAAATGAATATATTGACTTTAAAGATTTAAACCAAGAAATGCTTTATAAGTTAGTTGATAGAATTGAAATAAATCATCCAATAAAAGTAGACAATAAGAAAACCCAAGAAATAAAAATAGTATGGAGATTTATTAATAATTTAGGATTCTAAACTAGAAACAGTTTAGAATTTTTTTCTTTTAAATTATAGAATTTGATTGAACTTTATGATATACTATTATCAAAGGAAAAAAGTACCATTTATATTATTTAATAATAATTCTCCTCAAAGGTAATTATATAGCCTAATTTATCTAAGAAACTTTTTGTTTTAGTTAATATTTCTTTTGATTCATTAACAAGGTAATCGGTTTTCTCAATTCAGCGTTGGAAAAGTTGAATCTAAGGGATTAAGGCCATTTAAGATTAGTATAGATTTTATCTGAAAGAAACTATAAAAAAATTTATAAAAAGGAGATTAATATGATAAAAAGAAAAAATTATAATAATCTTTATGATTCAATACTATTAACTATTTTATTAGTGTTTATGGTAGCTTTTTACTGCATAATACTTTACTGGGGAGTTATAAATGCTAAAGAAGGTACAAATACGGTTGCTTTGTTCGTTTTTGATACTTTATTGTTTGGCTTTTTTTCTATAGTTTTGATAATTCTGATAATTAAGTATTGTTATGAGTGTTGGATAATTGAAGATGATTCAATCTTATCAAAAAAGTTGTTTAGAAGAAAATTAACAATTTATTACAAGGAAGTATTAAAAGTAGAGAAGAAAGTTGTACCTGCGATAATATTATCAACTTATAAATCTGATGCCTATATTATTGCAAGTAATTATTCGATTATAACAATTCTAATCAATAAAAGTAATGAGGAATTTTTGAAAGAAATATTTAATAATTACTTGAATAAATAACTTAGGATCATTTCAAAGAAAATTAAATGTTGTAATTTAATAAAATAAAAAAAATCAATTATTATAGCTAAAAGTTACGATATCATACAAACAGATTTCTTCATATTTTGAAATTGTATTTTATTGAAAATTATTGCCATTAGCCATTTTTGAGATCTAAATAAAAAAGACCACTTAGGTCTATATCTGGGTATGACAACAGATAATAATGTTATAGTTCAAATTAAGAATAAGGATATAAAATGTAAGAAAAATTATATCTCTGAAGCTATTGAGTTGTAAGATAAATCTCTTGTAATTGATACTATCATTATCCAAGGGAACACTAAAACTATTCAGGCGAGCATAGCCTTAGAAAAGCGGAAAATGTGGTTCTTGTAAAAGCATAGCCTTAAAAATCTTAGATGGATGTGCAAGTTATAGAGAGAATTCGCAAAGAAAGCTAGAAGAAATTAAACTACAGTATCCTTAATATTTAACTTATGAAAAAGAAATGGTTGAAATATAATGTTTTTCTAATTGTTCTCTAATATAGTGATGTCGAGACTGGACTATATTACTGTAATTCTAGGTATTATAACCCTGAATGGGGTAGATTCTTAAGTGCTGATGATGTGAGTTATCTTGACCCTGGTTCTGTAAATGGGCTTAATCTTTATGCTTATTGTTTGAATAATCCTGTCATGTTGTCTGATAGCACCGGTTGCTCGCCGTTCTGGGATAAAGTCTGGGCAGGCGTAACTGCAGTTTTATCCGTAGGAGCAATAGTTGTTGGAGGAATACTCGTTGCAACAGGTGTTGGTGCTCCCTTAGGTGGAATTTTAATTGGGGCAGGAATAGGCGGAGTAATCGGTTGGGGCGGTAGCGCAATATCGCAAGGCATTTCTAACGGTTGGGACAACATAAACTGGGGTCAAGTTGCTTTTAATAGTGCAATAGGAATGGCTACTGGTGCATTGATGGCTTCGCCGTTGGGAGCAGTGGCAACAGGGTTTGCAGTCGGTGGCTTAGGTTTTGCTCAAAGTGTAGGCAATGATCTATTTGAGAGCGGTGGCGACTGGGGTCAAGTAAATTGGGGCAGAGCTGTAGTTCTAGGAGTCGTAAGTGGCTTGATCGCAGGTGGTGGTAAATACTTAACAAACAATGTTACTTTAATGAATAAATTTGTTAATAGTTCATCAGCCGTTAAATCATTAGGCGCACAATCCTTAAAACTTGGATTAGCAGGCAGAGGAACTTATACAGCCTATTGGATGAATGTTATGATAGCACAAACAGTTTACAGAACGGGTACTTCCGCTATATTCAATCTATTGCGTGGCGGCACAAGAGCACTAATTAATTTATTGTGGTAGAAGGAGATGAGTAAAATGACCGAAGCAGATTTAATGAGAAAAGAAGGGCAACTTTTTACGGAAAAGCAATATAGAAAATGCTTTAGTTTAATTGTGATTTCGTTAGTTGTTTCGGGACTCATTACCTTGACTGGAGCAATAATTGCAATAGCAACAACGGTTGCGAATATTGTTATCGTTGGAATTGTTATTGGTGCAATTGGCTTTACAATGTTGATGATTTGCTTGGTATTTGTTTTCAGATATTCAGCAAAAATACAACTTTATCGACATTACAAGAAACATCCCGAAGATTTTGAAAAAGAAATTGAACAAAAAAATTAAAACAAAGTAGCGAGACAAAACAATAATTGACAATGGGCGGCGATTCGGAAACGGGTCGCCGCTTTTTTGCAATCTCGAAAAAAGCGTAACGTTTTTTCTGAAAATTTTTTAGAATTTTTTTGGGCTACTTAGAAATAAATTTCGTCATTTAATCGTCATTTCAAAAGAAAAAGCAAGTTATTAAATAATACAATGCAGTCAAATCTCTTGCAATGAGGGGTGAAAATTTGATATAGTTAGAGGGACATTTCTCTCTATTGGGGGTGAAAGCATATGCGAGGTAAAGGCTACGGTTGGGTAGACTTTGAGGACGATAGCGGCTATGTTGAAAGCCGGAAGCTGTCAAGCAAGCAGCGCGAGGAAGTTTTGGCAAACTACATACGCCGCCGGAGCGGGCGGCGGTTTACCGTTTTCGCTATTGCAAAGCTGTTGGGTGTAAGCGACAGGACAATCCAAAAGCATTTAACCGACTTGGAAAAGAAAGGCTGGATCAAGCGCGTCCCCTGCTTTAATGAAGTGGGGCGACAGAACGGTAATGAGATTATTTACACCGGTCCGAAAGACCGGCTGACCGGCAAGGAATTGACGATTGAAAAGCTTTACGATCCGGAGAATAAAGCCGGATTAAAAGACGAGAGCAATTATTGGGGCGATTAGCTTTTGGTAAGATAATTTAATACTTTGGGGTGAAGTATTAGACGGCGGTTTAATACTTTTTTTGTACCCTTCGGGGTGAAAATTTGTTGCATCATAAAGAGGCAATTTATAGGGTGAAATGGAATGGGCATAAGGGCGAGACTCACTTGCGGTTATTCCCGCAATCTCGTCTCGCAGGACTGCTGATGAAATGGGAAACTCATTTGCAGTCTCGCCGCTCCGACATGTGTCTTTGGCAGTTAAAATGCCAAACCAAAACATAAAAAATTTGCCTTGTAAGGCGCGTAACTACTGTCCTGATACTTTTGTCGGGACGGCATTTTTACGAGCCTTACAGACAAAGAAATTGTATTTTCACCCTATGAATCGAGGGGTGAAAACGCATGCCGCCAAAGAGCGGAAAGGAGTAAGAAAATTGGACATTACACTAAAAGAACAACTATTATTACGGGCGATTTTCGGTAGCGACACACAATATATCGTAAAGCGTATTTACAAAGGGACGCGCAGTATGGCAGAAGCCCTTACTAAAATAATCGCAAGAGAAGCAAGCGAATATGAAATTTAATGTATTTTTAACAAACAAATTTTCAGTCGGCACGGCATTACACTTGATGACATGCGAAAAAAATAGTATAATGATAATGTCAATTTATTGTTTTGTTCGCTGTACCGAAAGGAGGTAGAAATGCAATTACAGCAACAAAACAGAACGACAGCCCTTTATTGCAGATTGTCAAGAGACGATGATTTTCAGGGCGACAGCGCAAGCATACAGACACAGAAAGCTATGTTATCCCAATACGCCGCGCAACAGGGGTTTTATGGAACGGCGTACTACGTGGACGACGGCTATTCGGGAACGACGTTCGAGCGGCCGGATTTTCAAAGGCTTTTAAGCGACATCGAGGACGGAAAAATTGGAACGGTAATTACCAAAGACCTTTCAAGGCTTGGGCGCGATTATCTCAAAACCGGCTTTTATGTAGAATGTTTTTTCCCGGAAAATAGCGTCAGGTACATAGCGGTCAACGACGGAGTGGACACGGCAAAAGGCGACAATGAGTTTGCGCCGTTCCGCAACATTATGAACGAATGGTATGCCCGCGACATCAGCAAGAAAATTAAATTGGCTTACAAGACAAAAGCATTGAAGGGCGAATTCACAGCTTCGTATGCGCCGTACGGTTACAAGAAAGACCCGAACGACAAGCATAGACTTATTGTCGATGAGGAAACAGCCCCTATTGTAAAAAGGATATTCGAGCTTGCGGCACAAGGCTTGACGATTTACAGGATTTGTACGATTCTGAAAGCGGACAAGATAATGAAACCGTGGGCAAGGCAAATGGCAACGGGAAAATATGTTACCGAGCTTTACACAAAGTATCCTTACGATTGGGCGGGACAGACGATAGTACAAATGCTTCGCAATCAGGAATATTTGGGACACATGGTCGCAAACAAGCATACCACAAAATCATTTAAGAGCAAGAAACTTGTAGCCCTGCCGCCGGAGGAATGGGTTGTCGTCAAGAATACGCACGAGCCGATTATTGATGAAGAAACGTTTGCGATAGCGCAAAAGGTCGTGCCGATCAGACGGCGGATTAGCAAACTCGGAACGCCCCAAATCTTTGTGGGATTGCTGCGGTGTCCCGACTGCGGAAAGACGTTTTCGTACGCTCAAAAGATTAGCAAAGGCAGTTACGCTTGCAGTACATACAGACGTTACGGCAAGGAATACTGCTCAATGCACTACATTTCATACGCGGATTTATACAGCGTGGTTTTGGAGGACATTAGGAAGCAAGCGCAGACGGCAAAACTTGAACCAGGTAAATTATTGGAGCAACTGACAAGGGCAAACGAACTTAAAAACCGGCAAAGCGTAACTCAATTCCAAAAGGAAATTACAAAAACTGAAAGACGGATTGAGGAATTGGACGGCATCATTAAGCGGCTTTACGAGGACAATTTATCCGGCAAGCTGACGGACGAACGGTTTTTAATCCTTTCCAAAGGTTACGAAACCGAACAAAGGACACTCAAGGCGGATGTAGAAAGGCTCAAGCAGGAGCTGACCGCTTTTGCTGACAAGAAGGTTAATTCGGAAAGGTTTGCGGAAATCGTCAAGAAATATAGCGACATTAAAGAACTAAACACCGCCATTCTCAACGAACTAATTGACAAAATCGTCATTCACGAAGCCCGATACCCGGACGACGGCAAAAAGTATCACGGCTGCCGCGAAACCCGTCGCCATCGCACCCAACAAATCGACATCTACTATAATTTTGTCGGCACACTCTAATCCCTAAATCCCCGTAGGTCTCTCAGACAATATGACCCCAGTCATGTTTGCCGATCCTAGTGGATGCTTCGCAATATCAACATTTTTAATAAGTTTGGCTGTAGGTTGGGCTGTAACTACAATTGCTTCTAATCTTTTTGGTGCACATTTAGTAGGTGGTATCTCATCTACAGTTGGTGGTGTTCAAACGATTGGAGTTGGAATATCGTTATTAGCATTTGGACCAGTTGGCTGGGTGCTAGGTGGAATTGCGATAACTTCTGGAGCACTAAGTATTGCGTTTGGGACAGCGGAACTTCAACAGCATTTTACTGGAAATAACTGGATGAAAGATGCTGGAATGAGTAATGGATGGTATAATGGTTTGATGATAGGAAACGCCATTGTAGGTGCTGCTGTTAGCATAGGTGGCGTCAAATATATGAATTCAATGCATGGACAAAGAGCCTATGCATACCAAAATATCGGCAAATATAAATATACTAAAACTGTAATGAATCATTCGGGAGAACGTCCATATCTTTATGATATCTCAAAGCAGAGAATGGTAATTAAAAATGGAACTATGACCTTTGATACTAAAATGAGCCCTAGTTCGATATTTGCAGGAGGTAGAAATTATAACTTTGCCTATGGTGATTGGAGTTTGACAGTTAGTAATACATATAGAACAATTTATCATTTTCTATATGCAGCATCTATAACAGGAATGTATTAATTATGTTTAAGGAGGAATAAAATGTTATTTAAATCTGATCTCACCAAACAAAGCTTTGAAGATATTCTTTATTTATATAAAGATGAGTCAATAGTGGCAAAAAATTCTTCGGGCTGGGATTTATATTTTGGTGATTTTAAATTTGGACTATCAATATGCAAGGAAACAAATAGAGTATTGAATTTCATAGGATATTCGAGCAACTTTTGTCCAGTTAGTAATATTAAGATTCCTATAGCAAAAAAAGGGGCAATCTATTGTGATAAAACTTTAAAGTTTGATGGACAATACTATCCAGATGAATATGATTTTCAATCAAATGGTTTTTTTGATATAAATACAGGCTGGTATAGAGTTGGTATAGATTATGTTTCTGGAGAGGTTATTGAAATTTCAACGAATACATTAATTAATCTTGAAAATGGAATTATTAAAGCGATTTATTTTAAACCTCAAATTGCAAATGAATAAATAACTTTGATTTATCATTTACTTATCACAAATACAAGTTAACTTCGGAGTGATATTAAAATGAAATTATGGAATTTTTAATAAAAATAGTGACGGGCATAACTATAAAGTTATGCTCTCTTTCATATACGAGTAAAAAATTATGTGTCGTTCAAGATGAAAAGACTTAATTTTGATATAAGAAAAGAGCAAAACTTTTTATCGCTTTGCTCAAAATTAATAGAAATTTTAATTTTTTAATTATTAAACAATTTTAATAATTCATTACTTTTTTTAAAGATATCTTTATCAATATAATAAGCTCTTGTTGGGCTTTTTTCATACATATTTTGTTCGACAATTATTTTATATTGAATTGGATCTGCTAAGCAACTTAGCAAATGTTTCGTTAAAATATTCAATTTACTTTTAGGTATATGTTTATAGTCTTTCTTAATCATTTCATATATTTCATTAAAATACGGATTATAAAATAATGAAAAGCAAATATCTTGAGTTGTTTTATGAAATAAAAACGATTCATTATGTAACATAAATGTTTCATAAACTTCATTAAACGAAGGCAATACTTTTATATATAATTGGGGATCATTATAAGTATTTGGAACAAACTCATTATAATGTGAATATTTAATCTTCATTTTATTATAAGTATGAAGAACGATATATTCACGACTTTCAATATCACTAATTTGATCAGAAATTATACCCTCTATTTTAGTCATATAAACCTCCTAAAAACTATTAACAATCATTTTTATAATTTCAATGCCCCTTTCCACTAAAATTGGCATTTCATACATAGCGAATACAGAACCAGCATAAATTGTTCCGCCATAAAATAGGGTAACAGAATTCATTGCTACAGTAGATGCCATCGTCTTTGATAACGATACCCATAAATATTTAGTTGCAGCATATCCAAATTTATTTGTTAATCCCTGAACAACTCTTCCCCCAAATGTTTGTCCAATAGTCCTTAACCCTTGCTGTCCTGCAGCATTAAAAGCTATAGAAGCTCCATTTTGTCCTAATCCAGTCCAAAAGGAAGTATTTGTTAGTCCTGAAACTGAATGTGCCGCTATACCTCCTACAGTTCCTCCGACAACAGCTCCTACAATTGAACCAATTCCAAAACCTGCTTTAGTCCAATTCCAAGTTGTTTGCCAAAAATCTGCTCCTGTTTGCCCAGTAACACCTGCATAAATCATACCACCAGCAGCTCCTACAGCTGTACCTATCGCCGCTCCTGCAAGTGTTCCAATAGCGGCTCCATAGATTATACCACCAGCCATTCCCCCAATAACAGCACCTGTCATGCCAGCTGTAATTACAATCGCTGCCGCCACAACTAACCCAACACCAATCCATGCTAAAACATCATACCAGGCATTTCCATTAGGATCAATTCTCATGATAGGAGTAATGTATCAGTTGTGAACCGTATAAAATATTTTAATTTTAATTGCATGTCCCACCATTAATAATGAGCCAAAAGATTGAGAGCCACCTTACTAAATATTCAATAAGGTGGCTCATTTTACATAGTTTAATTCTCACTGATTAAGTACTAATAACAGAACTCTTTTTAACTTTTTTTAATTCTGATTTAAATTTAGGGTTTTTCGAAAGAAAGTATGGTCTCTCCCAATATTTAGACTGATATCTTTTTGCACATACAATATCAACATTTAAATCAGAAATCCTAACTATGTAGCAGCTTATTTTTTCTAGATCAGGACGAACGATATGCTCTTCATTTTCATCATCTAACCAAATCTTTTTCAGACTTATTTGTCTATCAAAACATTTAACAACTTTTCTGTTAATGAGGTCAAAGGCTTTTTTCTCCCATTGAACATAGTCTTCCATACCAATTTGTGTTAAGTATTCAATATCATAAGAGCAATTGCTGCAATAAAATATTTTGTGAATGAATTCACAATTACCTCGCACACTAGTTTCGCCGTATGTAAAATCATAGTATTTTGCTTCATCCGATTTTGAATGAACAACTTTCGAATGTTTTTTAGTGTTTAGTTCTTCCCCACATTTAAAACAATAATGTTTCCTAAACTTGACTTTGAAAATATTTCCACTTGAATACCAAATTTTTGATTTCATACTGTTCACCTACCATAATCTAATTCTCATATAAAAGTCTGCTCCAAATAGGACCGCTGCTCCGCCATAAAAGTACAATTCTCTCTTGCCATCGGCGTTTTGTTTTATTCCAATACCCAACCTTCCACCAATCGCTAATGCTTCCACTTGACCACCTGCCTCTATTTGGATACCTAAGATTTCAAGTTGGACACCGCCACGTGCTGTTAACACCGCCGCTTTAGCCTCTACTCCTACAAAATAATTATGCTTTGTAGGGTCTATAAATAATCCTGCCATGCCAGATACAGTTCCTACATCGACAACTCCTTTAAGTGAAACGTTGAAATCATTTGAACCAAACCCGATTTGTCCTCCTGCATTTAAAAGAGAGAATTTTCCTGCTATCCCTGCTTGGATTTTACCTTTTGAAATATTCCATTGCCCTCTAACTTGCCATTCAGCATATAATCCTGTTGCAGACAGATTACCAAACCAAAGTCCACTTCTAAATTTTAACGGGGCAAATAATTGCTGATTAAAAAAACTTGAACTAACACCACTTCTTGCTGACAAATCTACACTCACGGAATTAGCACTCCAAACAGATGCCGCAATACTACCTATATTTCCAACGCTTCCAGCAGAACCACCGGTCCGCAATGAATACATCACTGGGTTGTTGCCGCAGTAAGCATATAAGTTAAGTCCACCAATAGAACTAGGATCAAGATATGATACATCATCAGCACTTAGGAACCTTCCCCACTCAGGGTTGTAGTATCTGGTGGTTAATAAGTAAAGTCCCGTCTCAAAGTCATAATAGTAACCTTTATAAATAAATGGATTTTCTTTTGCTATCGTGTTATTTAATACTTCATCTTTGTTTA